CGCAGCGATGCTGTAGGGTGTCAGTGCGGCAGTCGTGTAGTTTTCTCCGTCAACGTATCCAATGGTGACATCGGTGCCGCTATCCCTAGCAATGGCTGCTATACGGTGCCAGTTGCCATCTCGCACGGGAGGAGTAAGCACGGCACGACCCGTGCCGTCGTAAATCGACAGGTAATAGAGGCCAGAAGGGTTGGCTGTGATGAGCCCGTTGTACGTCGTGGCTAACCCAATCGGGATCAGGTTCGCCGCCGTGTCTGCCGACTTGATCCAGCCGGTCAGGGTCCACGTCGTCCCCGTGATCGCGTCGTTGTTCCACACGCTCTTAGACGGGGATGTCTTGACGTAGGACCACGCGGGCGAGCCTATCGAGGTAGTGTCGGTCTTGCCCACGTTCGTCTGTGTTGCCGTGTCGGTGTTCACGGAGGACGTATCCCCGACACAGTGCGCTACCATCTGGAAGTTGCTAGACCACACGGCGGCCGAGTTCTTTTCATCCGCTGCCGGGTTGCCCCAGTAGATGTAGAACACGGTGTCGGTGGCATGCTTGAGCGTCGGGGCCTTGAAGTAGAACCACCCCTTCGGCGTTGCGCGGTTGAACCCAACAAGCTCGCGGGATAGCTTCGTGGTCCCCGTCGAATCCGTGACCACGATGTCGCCGCCGTCGTACTGCATACCAAGCAGCGCCCAGGACGAGTAGCCCCAGACGTGGCGCAAGTCCACGAACACGGGGAAGTCGGCGAGGTTGCTGGGGCCAGGTATCGAGTCAGCCTCAACCGTCACCGAGATGCGGCTAGTCCATGCCGTGTTGTACCAGCCAGCGGCGGACGCGGGCGATGAGACACACGCCAGAATCGCGAGCGCCGCAAGGAATCTAATCGCGTGTCTCATCGTCAAGCCCCCTTATCGTCTGCGGACTAGTGCGTGGACGTAGACCGTTCCGTTGCCCCCGCCGTCCACCAAGATATGCGTCACCGGGTCTTCCCACGAATGCACTTCACCGCCTAGCAGCGTGTCCCACTTCGCGCACGGGAACGCCTGCGCCCAGTAGCGCGAGCCGTCGGAGGTGGTCGTGCCGATCTTCCCGCCGCCGACCAGGAAGTGACCGTAGCCGGGAACGGCGCGGAGTTTCGGGTTGCTCACCACCGTCGCCGGGATGCAGCCAACGTAGGTCACCGTCGCCGACGCACTCGTAGACCAAATCGTCCACTGAGCGGCGACCCCGCCAAGGGCGAGGGTGTCCAGCGTGGAGGAGGTCACGGTCAGCGACGTGTCATAGCTCGCAACGCTATGCGGGCTGTAGAGCTTCGCGTCCCACATTTGGGCGGAAGCCGGAACCACTGCGAACAGGAGCGCCACGATCCCAAGACCGAGCGCCCACCGATTGAGTCTCATCGTGGCGTTTCCTTTCCTCATACGGGTGTATAGATGATCTGCTCGGCGCTGAACTCAACCACGAACGCGCCGCTCGCCGGTAGCAGGCGCACCCTGTTAACCAAGTAGTCCGCAACTCCAGTCGCCCCCGTCGTGTTCCACCCGGCCAGCTTCGCGGGGTCGTTGATGTAGTCGGGTCGCGGGAACTCAAAGTTCATGTCGTTCGACACCTGGATGATGTGACCGGGCCGAAGGTCGGAGAACTCAATCCCGCCGTGGCAACCGAACACGACGCGCTGATTGGTGTAGCGCTTGACCAAGTAGTGGAGGAAGGCGGTGGCCACGAAGTGCTTGAACGTCAGGTCCATGTTGACTTCTGGCATCTCGCGCACGCCGTACCGCGCTTGCGATGCCGCGCACACCGTCGCCAGGTTGTCGGTGATGTCGGCGGCGAGGTCCGTCGCGTCTCCGCTCGGAGGCTCTTCGATCTCCAGCGCCGCGTTCCACAGGCGACAGGTTCCGTCCGCCTCGGTCACCCGCTGGTACTCCATCAGCCGGCCGCTTGTCGCGTCCTGCCGATAGTTGACCGAGAACCGATTGAAGACCTCTTCCTCGGACGTTAGCGCCGCATGAAATCCGGTCACGCCGTAGGGCTTGCCGAAGTCCGCCGCGCTCGGATGGTGCGAGTTGGGGTGGATCTTGACCCGGTTACCGTCGCTGTCCTTGTAGTAGTTGTGCGCCCCGTCAGTCGTGTTCTCCGGGTACACCCCGGCATAGATGCCGCCTTCTGGCAGACGCGCGAAGAAGAACGGCGCCTGAGCCGCCATCGCTCCGATCGTGTTTTTGATCGACGTTTGCTCGCCGACGAAGAAGTCGAGCGCCCAATCGATCATTGCATCGGTTGGAGATGCCCAGTTGTACAGCGCCCCCCACACCTCAAGCGTGCTGCCAAACTGTGATCCTGCAACGCGCACGTCGGATGGCACAACACCGGCCCCCCACTTCATCAACAGCGCGGACGAAATGTCGGTGGGACCAAGAAGGTTCCAGTCAGCCCCCGTAGTCGCGTCGCCGTCCGGGTTGTCCCGACTCCACTCCGATGCGACCATGAAGTTCTGCACCATGTATGGAGTGATCGGCGACGTGGTTCCGATGCGCTGGAAGGTCGGGTACGCTCCGGGCTTCGATATGCGCGGGTACATCACGGGCGACTGTGGGCCGAACAGCCCCTTCGCCACGTTGAGCGATGTGCCGAGCGCGTAGGCCCAGAGCCACGCGGGGCCAAGGCCGGGGTTGGGCTTGAGCATCCATGCGGGCGGTAGCATCAGCGCCTCACGATCCGCCCGGTGATGTCTACCATCGGGCTCGTGCGGGTGAGTGCAACGCCGCCGGTCTTCAGCTTCACGCGGCACACGACGCCAACGTCGATGATCGGGATTTCGTCGCCAGCCGCACCCGCCTGCGTAACCTGGATTTCAACGACGGCCTCTCCGGGGTCTGTCGATCCGTCGTGGATGTAGTTCCAGTTGAGCCCCATGATGGGTTGCTGTGCCTTGCTAGGCTGGATGTATGCGGAGACTGCGATTGGGTCTACGTTGTCCTCGCGTTGGCGGCGAAGCCCGCCGGCCTCAATATCCGCTGTGCCCAGGTGCCCCTCGGGGTCGCCGATGGAGTGGCCTATCCAGTTATTACACGAAATCGCGGCGATGCCGTAGTCGATCTCGGGGCTTCCCGTGAATGTGGTCTCGCCAAGAATCAAGTAGGCGCCGATGCAGTTTTCAATCAGCGGCACCTCGCCCATGAGTGAAATCGGAGAGATCGTGAACCGGATCGACCACGCCAACGTGGTGTTGTCCACATTCAGATACGCGACCTTGTAGGGATTTCGGTCGAATAGATAGCGCGGCTCATCCAGCATTGAGTGCGTATCGGTGTGGATGCCGTTGCACGGGATGTATAGGTCGATCAGTTGGTACTCATCCACGCCGACTTCGATGTCAGGAGAACCGTCAAGCAGCTCCGATACCATGCTGTAGACCGTGCTAGATCCGGGCGTTCCGGTTTCCAATACGATGCCCCATGCGTCGGCCTCTGGGAAGTACACAAGCAGGCGGTCATCGTCGTTTGACTTCCCGCCGCTCGGGAACTCTGTCTGCCACGTCCACTCGCTGTTGACCCCGGTGCAATCGTTCGTGATGAGCCAGTAGCCCTTGTCGCCGGCCCCGGTAGCGCGACGCCACGACAGCACGGGGGCCAGCGGCGGCTTGTACCCCGCGATGATCGCTGTCTCGATTGGAAGCCCGTTGACGTGATTCGTCAGGGCCGCGTCGTATGCGTTGCCGAACACGAGCGGTATGTACTGACCCCGGACGTTGGGGTCCGCCGGGTCGGTGATCTTCCGGTGAGGGATGAGCGTGTCTTCGGCTTTCGAGTCCTGCGCGAGCCCCAACGTGATGCGCTCGGAGTCGAGGCCGTCAACCGATTTCACGATGCCCGTGAAGATCGTCTGCTTCTTGTATGCCGTGGTGTCGCCAGTGTCCTCGCTCGCGAAGTAGTAGATCGCGTACTCCACCGCCGCGCCGGTCCAGACTTGATACTGGAGGAGCTGCGAGAGGCGGACTTCGTCACCCGTTGGCGACGGGGACTCTGCCGGTGATCCGCTGGCAAACGTCAACTGCCCGTTGTCCAAGATGCCATTGATGCGCACGTTGCGCAGAACAAGGCGCGGGTCTGCCAGCGTCTGGAACGCGCTGTGGATTTCAGCCGCGCAGGTGATGTCTCCGAACGACTCCACAAGCGGCTCAAACCAGAACTTCACGTCCGACGAATCGTATGGCCACGCCTCGCCGTCCGTCACGGCCAGCACATTCGAGCCCGGGCCGCGCAACGTGAGGTTGGTGGGCTCTTTCGAGTCGGGGTCAAGCGGGGTGATCGTCACGCCGATCCGGTAATGACCGCCCGCGACCTCGCTCGCCGCCTTCGCGCTCGCGTAGTTGCTCAATGGAGGGGGCCCAACGGCACGCAGCGCACCGAGACGTTGACCTGGGACTTGCCCTCGTACTTAGGCTCAACGGTCAGGTTGATGTTGCCGTAGTAGCACGCGCTGCTGACCAGATCGGTTGAGGATGCGAACTTCGCCAGCACCCCGTACCGTTGGCCCGCGCGCTGCCCCCACCCGTCAATCGCCGCGTTATCCGTGGTCAGGATCGAGTCAGCGCGCCACGCCGCCAGTATCGCGGCCGCGTCGGCATCGGTCACGGTGTCGAAAGAGCGCGTGATGATCTGACCGCCTGATCCGGTGGCCAACGCTGGCGCATCGGCGGATTCCGAGGCCCCGGCGTAGAGGTCGGTCCCGAGGGAATACTGCTTGCCGAACGACACGGTTCCGAACTCGAACGTGACCGACCCGGCGTAGATGATGGAGTACCGCAGATACCGCAGAGTCGATGTCGCAAACGCGGTGAAGCATCGGAGCGTCGGGACGTATAGATCGAGTACGTTGGTGGCGTCGTTCACCAGCTCGGTAAACGTGCCAGCGCCGAAGTCTGCTGCGGTAGAATCCAGCACCTGTAGCGCAGCCGTCGGCTGGTATTTCACGCCCGCCATGAAGAGGCAATCGACCGGGTTGTGCGCCGCAGATGCGCCCCGGTTGAAATCCAAGTCCACCCGGTTCGTGGCCTCTGCCACGCGCCCCCGCTCGTTCGGGTTGAGCGTGCGGATAGACCCGACCGGATACCCGGCAACCGCCGTGCCGGTGGTCAGCGTCGGGTTCAAGTGCGCGACGTGGTGAGCGAGCATCAATCGCCAGGTGTTCATTACTGCCCCCTCGCTTGGGCTTCCACCATCCACGGATACAGCGTGCGGCCAGCCGCGCGCCCGTCGATCAGCACCGGTGCGCCGGGGATCGACACGACCACCGACGCCAGGTTGTCGAACTTGCTGGCCAGGTTGTCCAGACCGGCCTTGAGTGCCGCCGCGCTGTCGGTGTTCTGGCGCATCGAGGAACCGCGCGCCGCCTGGGTGACGGCGCTGGTATCCACGCTCGCGCTGTTGCCCTTGAGTGCGTCAGAGAAGCTCAGGGGCGATCCGCCGCCCGCCAACTTGATGATGAGGTTGAACGCGGCCATTTTCACGCTGGCAGCGACGATCTGTGCGATCACGTCGGCCATCGTCGCCTTGAACGCCGCGCCGAAGTCCTTCAGGGAGAGCTTCCCGCTCATGAAGGCGTCACCGAAGACGTTCCCGATCCGGTTGCCGACGTTCTCCACCGCGCCCTGAATCGTGTCGAGCCACGTCTGTATGCCTGTCTTCGCTTCGGTCATGCGGGCGGTGAGTTGCGTCTGCCAGTCCGCCGGCTGTCCGCGCCCGTCGCGCTTCTGCTGGTTGCGCCACTCGGACTCGTACTGTGACGGGACTTTGGGGCCTACCGGCATACCGTAGTTAGAACTAGATTGTGAAACAGGGTACTTAGCAGACGTTCCTGGGAATGACTTCTTGAACGGGTCCGCGTCCTCTGCCATCTTGGCGAGCTTCTCTTTGAGAGGCCCCCACATGTCGGCGGCGATGGATGGGACTTCGAGAAGCCGGGCCTGCAGCTGCTCCAGCGTCAGCACGACGGCAGTTCCGGCGGCCTCGCCTACCTTCTTGACCTCTGCCATGATCGATGGCATCTGTCCCGAGATACCCCAGAGCGCCATTTCGCGCGAGAACTTCGTGGAAGCCGGGCTCTGCGATGCCGCGTCCTTCGTGAATGGCTGGCCGTAGTTCTTGTCTGCGTTCTGCGGCACTCCCTGCAACGCCTGCTTGATTCCAAGAACCGTCGCCGCCGTGAGGATGACTGTCCCCGCGGTGATAGCCAGGGTTGCGGCGGTTCCGGCCAGGGCGAACCCGCCTGCCGATGCCGACATGACCGACGCGGCTTGCACGGCTTTCAGTGCGGCCACCACCTTCGGGGCAGCCGCGATGAGTCCACCCCAACCGGCCGCGATCTTGCCGATGGCAACCAGCAATCCGCCGCCGCCGACAAACGCAACGGCCAGCCCCAGCGCCGCCTTAGCGATCGCCGGGTGCGCCGATGACCACTCCCTGAGTTTCGGTAGGACTTCGGTTGCTATCTTCGTCGCAAGAGCCGTGAGCGCTGGACCCAGAGTCGTCAGGAGTTGACGCCCCAGCCCCACCGTCGCATTCTTCACCTTGTTCAGCGAGTCGTTGAACGCATCGGCGGCGTTCGCGTCCTCCTGTGACCACACGATGCCGAGCTTGCGGGCCTCTTCGGTGAGAGCCTTGATCCCCGCGCTTCCATCGTTCAGCATCGGGAGCAACTGCTGGCCACCGCGCCCGAATAGATCCTGGGCGAGCGCCGCCGCCCGCGTGCGGTCGGTCATGCCCTTGAGCCGGTCGGCCACCTCAAGCAGCACGTCGTCGAGCTTGCGAAGCTGGCCATTCGGCTGAGCCGTAGCCACGCCGATCGACGCGAACGCCTTGGCCGCGTCACCGCCCTTGTCGCTCGCATTCTGGAGGTTCCCCGCGAGCGTGCGCATTCCGATCGCTACGTCTTGCAGCCCGGCGCCGCTCTGCTCTGCCGCGTACTTGAGCCCGGAGAGGGTTTCAATCGAGACGCCCGTGCGGATGGAGAGATCCCGCAGCTCGTCGCCAGCGTTGGCGGCCACCTTCACCATGCCGAGCATGGCGCCGGAGACGACTCCACCGGCCTTCATCATCGACTTGCCGAGCTTCTCGGACTCCTCACCGAAGTTCTTCAACCGCTTCGACGCCTGCGCCATGCCCGGCGCGGACTTGTCGATCAGGTTGATGAGGATCTCGATGAGGTTCTTCTGCGTGCTCACCGTCCAGCCCTCACGCCTACGGCGACCGCAGAGGCGATGACCGGCTCCATGTCATCCTTGGATGCCTTGCCGATCATCTCGCTCAACGCCTCTCCGTTCTGCCGTTCAGCCGCCGCCGCGAAGTGCATCAACCGCACGAACTCAGGCCACCCCTCGGGAGTCGACCCCATCGCCAGAATGCTCAGCGGACTCATCCCGTACATCTGCGCCGCCCGGTTCACCAGCCGCCCCGTTGGGCTCTCCACGAAAGGTCTCGGCTTCCTCAGCCGCCTCCCGCGCGGCAGGCTCGCCCATCGCGCCGAGCACCGCCGTCATGATGGCCAGCGCATCGTCACCGAGCACCGCCATCGTCACGGAGTCTTCGGGGCATTGGTCTTCCGCGCCCGTCCAGAGCTTCGGATCGACCATGACGACGCCGAGGAGCTTCCGCGCGAAGTCCAACATGCGCGGGATGTCCTCAGCGAAATCCGCCGCCCGCTGAGCCCTCAACGACTCCGGCGTCTTCGGGTTCAGGAGTGCCGGGTCGAATCCCATGCTTGAGAGTTCGACGATGCCGGGGAGCCTCACGACAACGCTCCCGCCGTCCCCGAACGGGAGCGTCACCGTTGGCCTGCGATCCATCGAGCGGCGGAACCACGCCGCCCGCGTTTCGTCCTTCGTGCTCACGTTCTCCCCCTCTGCGAGACTAGGTAACCGTCGCGACAGCGTTGATGATCGTCACCGAGAAGATGTCGGTTCCGTTGGCGGCGACGTTGGCGACGAACGGGATGTCCTCGACGAGAACGCCAGGACCATCCACGCGAGCCGGGCCCGCCGTGTCCAGGTCCACCGCGAACGCCTTGATCTTGAACTCGTACGGCGTCGTCCCGGTGATGTAGGAGACGGACTTGTAGTTCACCTCGAGCGTGAGATCGGCGGTATCGGCGTCCCAATGATCCAGGTAGTCGTCATCCTCGAACTCGCGCGTGATCGTTCCGGTGATCTTCAGGTCGCCATTCTGGATGGCTTCCTGCATGGTGTTGTAACCCATGTACTCGCGGTCTTCAGTGACGGGCCATTCAAGGTTGAACGTCACCTTGCGGATGTTCGCCGCGGTCCCGGCCAGCTTGAAGATCGCGCCCGTCGCTCCGCCGGTTCCTTCCAGGCCGAGCACGTCAGGGGTCGCAGAGTAAGACGCCGTATCCACCGACGCCTGCACCGGAGCCTTGCCGACGCCGCCGTAGCCCATGCGCAGGATCTCGTTGGAGCACTCGAACGAGAGGCGGTTCATCTTCCCGCCGGTCACGTTGAGCGCCAGGATGTCGAGGTTCGAGTGGATCGTGAGCCCGACCTGGCGCGTCAGCGACGGCACGAAGACGTGCGTGTTCGCACTGGCCACCGGGTTGTTGTCGTCGAAGGTGTACCCGCCCAGGAAGTGCAGCAGCAGCACTTCAAGCCCGCCGTACTGACAGTCGATCTCGCCGCCGAACGTCCCGCGCTTGAGCCGCTTCTTGACGTTGGTCCGCGCGATGCGACCCAGGCCACGGTTGCCCTCGGTGCGATCCGCCGTCGGCTTGCACGGGTCCATCGATGCGACCCGGACGTACTTGTACCCGCTGCCGGGATCGGTCCCGAAGACGGATTCGGTGATGAACCCGATGAAGGAATTGAGGCCGCGTCCTGCGATCATAGATCATTCTCCCTGTCGGCTTCCTGAAAGGATTCGGGGTTGACGGCCAGGAGCCGAGCCGCAACCTCATCGGGCACGTCTTGCGCAAGCCCGCCGCGCTTCAAGAACACCGGACCCTTCGGCGTGGGCACTACCACGCCCTCATCGGTCCCCACGTAGTTGAGTCTCATGCTGTCCTCTTCACGTTGTAGGAGAGCGAAAACGTGAGGGCGGCCAACGAATAGCGGCCCTCCATGTCGTGATCCACTTCGCGGTTGATCGTCGACCGGAACACACGCCCGCCACACGACGGATCGGTGTTGAACGTGGCCTCCAGGTCGCACATGACCGCTTCGAGAAGTTGGGGGGCCGTCTGACTCGGGAACCGCGCGGCATCGGGCTTGACGTACACGAGGACAATCACGTCCATCGTGTCCTGCTCGCTGTTGCCGAGTTGGGGCGTGCCGCTCCCGTCGCTCCCGATCACGGACACCCACGGGCATTTCGACGCGTCGACCTGCTCGACGAGCTTCAAGTCCTGGCAGACGGTCACAAGGTTGTAGTTGCGGTCGACACCCTCGACGCCCGTCTGCATGGCCTCGAAGCGGTCGATGAAGTCGTCGATGATGAGCTGGCGATGGTTCACTGCGACGGTCATTGCGGCCTCGAAATCGCCGACGCGATGGACCCGCCGACTGCCGCCACAACCTCGGTCTGTGAGGATTCCTGCGCCTTCGTAAGATACCGGCGCGCGGGCATCCGCACGCGCGGTACCAAGAGGTACATGAAGTCGACGCGGGAACTGCGCTTTCCGCCTGCGTTGCGGGCCAGGAAGATCTTGCCCGCAGTCTTCACAATGAACAGGTCAGAGAAGTCCCGCGGCTTGGCGTACTTCGCGGACGGATGCAGCGGAATCGCAAGCGCCCGGCCCTTCGGCCGGATCTCGCCGCCCGTCTCGTGGATCGCCGCGTACCGCGCCGGAGAACCGACAACCCCCTGAACGTCATCGCCAACCGCGAACGTGCCGGACGTGAACGAGCGCCGAAGCATCCCGCGCCCTACGTTGAGCGCGCCGCCAGTCAACTCGCGCTTCACGGCACGCTCCATGATGAGCGTCGCCTTGCGCACGCCGTCGAACTTCTCTTTCGAGATACCGCGTGCCGTCGACCGGATGCGCTCCGCCGCCTCGTTGTAGCCGATGACGCGGATCGTGGTCTCAGCCATTACGCCGCACTCCTCGACACTCGCCATGGCTTGAGCAGGGATTGCACGCGAGCCGGGAGTGGGTCGCGGACGTAGGATATGGACTGCCCCTGAATGCTCACGCTCTGGATGTCGTCCCGCTCGTGCGTGTAGTCGCGGTACTGGCGCGAGATGAGGATGAGCGCTGCGAGCTTCAGATCCTCGGGCACCTCGCCGTCGTTGTCGCTATACCCGGCCTCGTAGGTGACGGTCCACCGCTGCGCCCCGGCGAGGAACGCGTACCCAGACGACGCCCGGGCGATCCGACCGAGCCGCTCATCCACACGGAACATCGACCCGTCCAACGTCTGGAGCGTTGCGCCCGTATCCGGGTCGACCTCGACAACCGTCGTGAGCGACACGACTGGCCACTGGCGAAGCTGGAGCCACACTTCGTCCGTGCCGTCGTAGGTCTCGGTGAACGAGCGCGACACCACAGCCCGACCCAGGAAGCTCTCTATGTGCGTGGTTGCTCCGTTGATGAGCGCTTCCATCGTCAGGTCGGCGTCGCTTCCGTCGTCGCCCAGGTCGGGCAGTTTCAGGAAGCGCCACGCTTCGGCCTTGGTGACGATCGCATGGGCGAGGAGGCTCACCGCCGCTTCCTCACCGTGCGCCGACGCGAGTGCTGGCGATCCATCGGCGGGGCGCCGGGCACGTCATCCTCGCCGCGCTCCATGACCTCGGTTTCGTCCAGCGAGGCATCGGGCTTCGGCGCGGCTAGCACGCTGAGACAGCCGGGATGCGCGGCTTGCAGCATCGCCACCTCGCGCTCCGTCAACTCGCGCTCCTCGCCCGGATTCGCGCGACACCACCCGGCATCCACGCGCAGCTTGAATCTGACTTTCTGCACGGTGTCCTCCGAGGGCCGGGTTGACGACAGATGCCCACCGCTCACCGTCAACCCGACCCGCTTCTGGAGTCCTTCCTTGAGTGCTCTCGCTTCCCCGTCGCTCACTACTTGGTCGGGTAGTTGATGTACACCTTCTCGCCGTAGCTCGCGGTCGTGAGCGCGTAGAGCTTCACGCGCATGTACCTCTGAGGAATCAGCAGGTAGTGGATGCGCGGGGTGCCCTGAGCCGTCACGGAGACTTGCAGCGCGTAGTTGTAGAACGAGTACCAGTTCAGGTCGTCGTCGCTGGTTTCGATGCCGACGTGAATGGTGTCCGAGCCGGTCGTCGAGTACGCGGTGATGGTGATGGGCAGATACACGAACGGAGTCACGGCGCCGGTGTACGCCCACTGCGTCCAGTTCGGGTTCTTCAGCTGGATCGTCGGAGACGTGACGAGGGTCGACGCCTTGCACGAGTCCGCGTACACCAGCACACGGCCGAAGCCGTTGTTGATGACGTGACTCGACACGGAGACGGAGGCGGCCAGCGCGGGAGTGGCAAGCAACATCCCAACAAGGGCCAGGAGCGCGATCTTCTTGAGCATGTGTCTGTTCCTTCTTTCTACGGATGGGAGCGAGCCGGATCACCCGACCCGCCCCCGATCACGTCTTAGGCCAAGCGCGGGATGTTGTAGACGTAGGCGACGGAGGTCGCGGTGCTCGGGGCCAGCGGCTGGAAGTCGCCGCGGCCGAAGAACACCAGCAACTCGGCGTCTACCGGGGTCAGGCGCTCGCGCTCGACACCGAGGCCGGGCCGGGTGCCGATCATCCAAGCGTCACGGTTGACGATGAGGTACTGGGTGAGCGCGTCGGTCGTCGCCGAGTTCACGCCGGTCGAGTCGAGGTCGGCGCGGGAGAACTCGCTGATGATGTTCGGGATGCCGTCCGTCTGGGAGAGCTGCCCGTTCAGCACCGTCGCGTTCGGTCCGAACTTGTCGATGGTCACCACGTCGGCCTTGCGCGCCTCGATGAAGGCCATGTACGAGTGCCAGTTGAAGATTCGCGCGAGGCGCGAAGGCTGGCCCGCGTACACGCCCATCGCGGCGAGCGCCGCGCGGTCGGTCGTGCTGGAGAGCGCGCCGCCGTCGATGCACACGCTGGAGCCGATTCCTAGCGCGTACTCGCGCAGCCCGTCGACGAACACCTTCGGCGAGGTTCCGCCGCCGGCCAGCTCGGTGATGTCGGAGTCGATGTGGGTCGCGTCCGTGTCGCCGTTCTGGATGCCGTCTTCCCATCCGTCCGCGATGCTCTGCGCCATCTGCGCCACGAGCCACGGCATGGCCGCACCGACCGCGTCGTCGGACCACTCGCGGGTCGCCACTTCGAGCGCCCGGAGCTTCTTGGCGGTGAAGGTCGCGAGACCCGTCGCCGTGAGGCCGTAGAACGCGCGGGAGGCGTCGGTGAGGGTGTACGCCGTGGTGACGGTCGTCGACTGCGCCACGACCTGGGCCACACCGCGAGCCGCGGCGAAGGGCCACGTGAACGGGTTGGTCGGCATGGGGAACTCGTTGAAGAGCGCCCGAACCTTGAGCTGGAGCATGATGAGTTCGTGGATCTGCTGCGAGGTGCCGGTCGGAATCCACTGCGACCCCTGGCCGGTGGTCGTGGTGTCCATCGCCTTCGCCAACTCGTCGCGGAGCTGCGCGAACTCGGACCAGATGCGCGTCTGGGTGATGTCGGGAACCGACTGCCCCTTGGCCTTGAGGCCGGAGAGGATCGCCTGCCCGATGATCACGGCGTCGTTGCGCCGCTGGAGTTCCTCGACGAGGGCCTTGCTCGATCCGGCGGAGGCCGGAACGCGCGAGCCCATGAGCTTCGTGAACGACTCCGGCGAGCCGTCGAAGCGCAGGAGGCGCGGGTCCATCTCGGGGAAGATCGCCTGCTTGGGCGACCGCTTCTGCTCGGCCTGCACATCGGCGATGATGCGTTCGGCCTTCTCCATCCGCTCGGCGAGCGGGGTGACCTTCTCGGTGATCGTGCTGTTCAAGTCGGCGAGGGACTTCTTGAGTTCCTCGCTCGGGGTCATCGTGACCTTTTCGTCTGCCATCTTCGTACTCCTTCTCCGCGCCATGCGGAGCGCCTGGCGGGACTTAGGCCCGCTGTAGTTGCAGGACGAACTCCCTTATGAGTTCTCCCG